AACTTATAGTTTACCACACAATTGAGAAAACATCCACCCGTCAACACGACATTCTTTTGCTTGGTGGTTGACAGTGCCTTCTCGACCAACTCAACTGACCTATCTTCCCACTCCTTCTGGACGCGGCTAGCATCAGGGTGAGTATTGTATGGGGCGAGACCCATTACCTTTCCTGCCTCACACTCACCCAACTCTAATGACTCCGCTACAGCATCAAACTCTTTACCAATACCCCAAGTAGCATACTCTCCTGAGTTATCTTCTTTGTAGGTGTTGTATTCTTTGTGCTTTACCTTCCAGTGGAAGCGACGACCTGTCTTACAGTGAAAGATAGTCTCACACTCGTCACCCTTATCAGAGTTCGATCCACTACTATCAACAACAATCACTGCCGCCTCCTCAAACCCAGAGTTATAAAAACCACAGGCAGCATGAGTTAGGTGATGTCTATCCCGGTAATCTACCTTCGCAGCATCAGGAAAAAGACGTTTGATCTTTGAGATACACTTTGTAGAGTGCATCGTCTTACTTCCCATGTTCCAGTAAGCATCAGCAATAGCGACAGCATCAATGTTGTCTACCATATCCAATAACTTACTGACATCAGAGTCTCTTTTAACTCTGGTCACACGTTCTGCTTCCAAATAAAAATCTACCTGCCCGTCTTCGACGACGCAGATAGATCCGTTGTTCGATAAATTTACTCCAAGGATTCGCATTTTTTTATCATACGATTGATCTCTGGAAACCATAGCACCTTGATATCAGAACGTTCGAACGTGTCGATAGCATCCTCAGGTGTCTCAACCAAAGGTTCCCCTGCTAGGTTGAATGAAGTATTTAACACCATTGGTATCTTAGTATACTTGTAAAACTCAGAGATCATCTCATAATAATGAGGGTTGATTTCTTTTGTCACAGTCTGAATTCTACAAGTGTAGTCAACATGTAGAACAGCAGGAATCTTATTCCTAACCTCTTCCTTTGCTTCTACCGCATACATCATCTCCCTTGAGTGCTCCAAGGTTGACATATCAAACCAGTCAGCAGCGTGTTCTTCCAAAACACTAGCAGCAAAAGGTCTGAACTTCTCACGGTTCTTTACTGTGTTCACTCTGTCGGGTCCCAGACCATCCCGAGGATCGTATAGGATACTTCGGTTACCTAGTGCCCTAGGACCTGCCTCAGAGCGTCCCTGATAGATTGCTACGATCTCTTGCTGGAAGATGTAAGTAGCAATCTCTTGTGGGGTTACCCTAGGCAGGTGACGAAGGTGCTCCAGACTGTGAACTGGACCGGTGTACATCACCATCCTGCCGCTTCTGCTACCGTAGGAAATTGTTCTTGGAAGATACGCTTACATTCGTTAGCGATATCCATGTGCTCCTTCTGTGTACCGTTAGCAGATCTCAAAACGATGTAATGATACCATGAACGGACTGAACCTGTCATGTATAATCTAGTTGGACACGCCAAAGGTAGCACAAAACGAGCACACTCTTTAGCAACACCAGCATCTAACATCTGACTGTAAAGAGCAGAAGCAGAACTGAATAGAGTAACCATCTGACGATTTAATTTATCTACAACCTCAGGATCAAGATCATCAATACTATTCTGACGGTTCTTTGTATCCTGACGACGTAATTCAGGCAACTCAATATCCGCACTCAGCAAGTTGGTGCTGGCATAACGTTGTGAGAACTCCTGATAAGTAAAACTACGGTGACGTAGGATTTGAGCTGCCAGTCCTCTTGTAGTTTCAATCTCAAGGGTCATGTGTGCCTGCTCAAAAACAGACCAATGCCCATGTTTAATACAATAACCAAGGAGTCCTGCGTAGTTTGGGTTCTCTTGGTTATTAGGGTTGCTGACTCTGGCGACATACGCCATCATCTTCTCCGCATCAGGAGTTGCTGTTATTAGACTGACTTTCATTTACAACGCCTTTAAATCCTTGTTTCTTCTTAAGAAGTTTCTTTGTCATTTTAAGTTGCAACCGTAGATATGTCAACTCAGTAGGAGTATACCTCCATGGTTGCTTTAATGCCTCTTTAATAAGGCGGATAGAATCTTTATACCTCATTTTAAAACAAAAAAGGGGTGCTTAGCACCCCACGATAAACCTATAGAGGTTGTTTACTTACTGTAAGTACGACCACGATAGCAGAAAGTCCCGTGAGACTCTTTACTTTCTACACAACGGGTATCATACTCAACACCACGATATGAGGTGTGAAGAACTTGTGCGTCATGCAGTGCAGATGCTTTCTGGATCTGCTGTTTCACCATTTGAAGGGTGTTCATGTTGTTACTCCTAAAGTAGTTGGATTTTTAGGTCCGTTCCTTTAGTCGTTTGCGTCCCAATAACACTCAGGAGTTGCCTCCTTCATGGCTTCTACCAATTCAATCTTAACTTGATGGTTGAGATTTTCATGGTTTTCCATCCGTAGCATAATGCTATCGGCTTGCTGACATGTGAGTGATGAATATAAAAGAAATTCAATCATGGGATGAACGGTTCCGTTCCGCGACTTACTTGCGTCCCACCCAAAAGTGGGATGAACGTTAGGTCTATTATAGACCTCATACACTATTTAGTCAAGTGTTTTGGTATTAAGACAAACAGTTACTTTTTCTTGGAACTAGGGGGTGGTGCCTGTTGTGCTCCCCAGAGTTTAGGATTACTTCTACCTTCTGTCTGGGTCATGTTGACGAAATCTTTTTTATATTTGTCATAGTAATGATCAAAGATTTCGGATTGCTTATTGCCTAAGGCAATATCATAATATGTGGTGTCACCCTCAACATACTCGATCATGTATGCCGTGTAAGGCAGAGTACGATCTAGTGAGACTGAAGGGTCACACTTTTCATGGAGAAGTTTCATTTGTCTCGCCAAACAATCTCGGGGTATGCCTCCTCGACAACTTGACGGGTGATGCGATACTTCTTCTGGAGTTCTTTATCCTTGACCAGCATAAGAATGTTCGCTTCGTCGGCGTGAAGTGACTCTAGAAGTTGAACAAACATTTGCTCACGCTTCATCTGAGACAGCTTATTATTGCCACCCTTTATATAATGGTACAGAGTTCTCCATTCATGCACAAGTCGTGTATGACCACCACTGTTTGCTGGTGCTTCGTTTGGTTTAAAAGGAACTTCACCCTCGGGTAGAGCACTGCGGATGCCTTTATCATAGTTCCAAATGATAAGTGCTTTAACATCGTCACGGATGTTATCTCTCAGCAGTTTAACCTTGTCTGTTTTGTTCTTTTTACCATGTACAGCAGTAAAAAGTTCAGAGACCAGAGGATTGTCAGGAAGTTTGTTCATAGTTAATCATCAAATTCGTCTAAATGTGATCCCTCAAATCGAAATGCGATAATTTCATCGGGGAGTGGATTGCCATTCTCATCAAAACATTCTGGATGAGAATAAATTGGGGTGATGTCTGTAATATACTGTCGGAATAGATATCCAACAACTAAACTTAATCCCGTTAAAAGCATTACACAGACTACTGATAGTCCAATAACTGCTGCTAACATTTTCTTACTCCTACTAACGTTTCCTAATTTCTAGGTAAAAAGAAACTTCCTTGTCGGTAAAAGGAAGAACAATCTTACCAAAACTCAAGCGTTTTGATGGTCTCTTCCTCCTCAGTAGTAGTTCTACGCCTTTATTTAGACCAAGCCCCGCTCCCTCAATACCTTCACTGTCTCTGTGCATCCGCCCACATTCTCCTGGTCGATAACAACTTGTGGAAATGTAGCACCTTCACCAAATTCATTGTAAAATTGTTCTTTAGTGAAATGCTCTCCATATGTATACTCGGTAACCTGTGCCTCAACCATCGTCAAGACTTGTTTAACCTTAACACAGTAGGGACAATCCGTCCGTGTGTAAACTGTTGCTTTCATCATTTCAGGATTGTAATTCGTCCCAGTAAGGTAATGGTTCGCCTTGGAATTCTGGCAATTCCTTTTCCATTATAGCAGATGGTAGACCTAGTTGTCCAGGAAGTTCTAGGATCTCTTTGACCGCTACGTCTATGACCTGACCAGGAATGATATTTATCTTATGACAAGATCTTATACCAGGTTTCATACGAACCAAATCCCAAGCGGTCTCCTGCTTTCCACAGTGACAATATCTTTCGCCGTTCTCACGGACTTCCCAGTATTCACTCATTAGTCTATACAATTAAAATGTTTAGCACGGTACCATTTATACCAGTCATAGACTCGTGCTTTTGCTTCCATGTGCTCAGGATCTTTTGCCCATTCCTTGACTGACTCTTGATCTTTCCACCTACTAACAGTTACCTCAATTCCATCCCTGACTTCGGTAGTTATGGAAAGAAATCCAGGTAGATCTTTAGCACTGGCATACAAACTATCATTGTATGCCTCATACTCTGGTGTCAGTTCTTTAATCTCACCAATAAACAAAACCTGAATCATTTAAAACCAAGAGCACTTACTACTTCTTGCTGCTTATAATAAAGTTTAGCAAAAGACTTAGCAACGTTACGAAGATCTTCTACGTCACTGACTGCCTCAATTTCACGGGCAACCTTTTCATAAGCAAACATTTTGCCCATACTATCGATGGTGATATCGTCTGGGTTCATATGGATACTGACAGCATGTTATATGTAGCAAACTACTTAGTCATTAAGTAGATAAGACCGGGGATGATGATGAAGAACTGAGGAAGAAAGTTCATGACGATAGCACGTTCTTTCCATCTTACTCCAACATATGTCCAACCTGCGGCACCTATTAACTGTAGCAAACTATTCCAAGGTGTCAATCCTAGAACGTGGAATACCATAGCGACCAGGATGACTGTGGCACTAAACCACTTGATCTTTTTAACGCTCAAGGATACGCTCCTTCATCTCGGGGGACCACTTATCATAGTACTCAGTCTTCTGGAGTGCTTTACGTGCCTCCTCAAGGGGTCTACGCTCCTGTACAATCATCATACCATACTCACCCTGGTTGACTAAGAAACCATCAACGTCCTCAGTGAGGTCTGGGTGCTCCTCCAAGAAGAGATAGGCAGGATAGCGTCTATTGTATTCTACTGCTGCCTCTTTCAGGTCCCAGGAGGACATATCAGTAACATAGATGTTCACCTCTTTATCCCAGGGTCCTTTCTCGAACTGCTCAAAGCTGGTGAACATTCTGACGGAGACATTACCATCCGCCCATGCCTTCTTAGCGTAAGGGCATGGTGGTAGATTACCAAACGCTTTGTTTGGTTGACTCAGTGTGTCATTGATCCACTTCTCGATCTGGGAAGTAATCTTTTTGGGTACCGTCTCTGTGTAAGTCACTTGTAATACAATGTAGACCGCCATCCCAGAAAAAACGATGACGGAAGTTAATAACGTGAGGTGTGATGCCATGACGTTCGAATGCCTCGAACACCTGCTCGTTCTCATTATTACATATAACGTTCTTTTCGTCAATGACCAGCATGTTCACATCGAAAACCGTTTCCTCGACATACATGACCCAATCATCCATCCACTCAGTAACGTAATCATGGAAGTCATCGTTCTCTTCCTCCCCAGGCACCCAGTATCTCTCTTGAAATTTCTTTTTGTTCCTCATATGGGGTCTCACTTTACCCCAACATTGACCAGGAAGAGACACGACCTCCCATCCAGGGAAGGTTTCTTTATATACTTCCGGTGGATCGAGACTGATGATTAGACCAGGTTTAACTGGACAGAACGATCCATCAACATGTCCTGGCAAATCAATAGCATGTGTGCGATAGTCTGGAAAAGACTTTCTCCAATTCTCTTTAATTCTTTTTTCGTTTAGTTTGTTTAGGATACCACTATATGACATGTACAAATCCTTACCAATACGACTCATTGTCGCTGCGTTATAATGAGTATCATAAACGATGTCATTACCATGAGATTCTACGTACTCTCTTATGGTTTTAAAGGGATCATACACATCAAATTTGTGAAGCTTTGTGGTTCTTCCGATGGTATTTGTAGATGATTGTGAAACGATTGCCTTGAATGTCTGTTGATCTATGACAGACATGTTATGTCCAATTAAACCCGATTTTAGAATTCGTTTGAGTTCAACAACAGATCCAATATCAACAGGTCTCCCTGGCAATAGTAGATCATACAGATACTTTTGTACCTCAGGATTATTATCTAAATTGTAGATGATATCTTTATAGTTGTCAGCACCAATAAACTCTTTGAGATATGCCTTTACATCTCCGTAATGTTCTCCTGGCATGTAGAAAGTATTGCCCACCATGACAGTGTAATCCCTTGGTGTCATCGGGGGTGATGCTTTCTTAGAGGCACCATCTTCTCGGGGCAGATTATAGACGCTTAGATCCTCAGAAATATCTGTTCTTAAGACCGCGACATCAAACTCCTCAAGTTTAGATATAAGTTTCTGATAATCTTCTTCAGTCTCTTGAGCAATCTTTTCGAAAACGTTTCTTACTTTGGCGTTCTTGATATATGAATAGAACTCTGGGGGATATGATCTACCTACAGCACAAACTTTAAGTGGATCCCAATGTTGGTGAACAGAAAGCATTAAAAAAGGGGACTCATGTCCCCTTATTTATTTAAACCCTTTGCCAGTTCTTACAGTGTGGTGTGGGTTCTTTCTATGGTGTGGTACATCAAAGACCAATGATATTCTATCCACATCTCCAATGTTTTTAGCACCATGGGGCAATTTATTATTGAACCAGAAAAACGTTCCTGGTTCTACAATCATCTCCTCATCCCCTACAGTGTAGTGATACCTTGATTGGAGAGATAGATGATACCTATCTTTCTGTAGATAATATTCTCCCTCGTCGATATGTCTTCCTACTTTTCCTCCAGGCATCAACTTAAAGAATGCTGCTCTTCCC